CATTATGTTTACAGTAACGCCACCACCCTGGGGACCATCTATATTGCTATCTACAAGCGGAGTGACTTGCACATGTTCTGGACCGCTACCTTCACCAACCATCATCAACTGTGGTCCCGATGTAACGAAATCAGCACCGTGTTTTGCGCCTTGCATTTGAGCAAGCTGACTTTCTATTTCCGCTACATTTGCCAATCCTGCTGCGATCACAGAAGCACCAGTCAAAAACCCTAAAACACCACCCTGGGCAAGTGCTTTATTTGCACCAGCATAGGTATCAATAATAGCCGATGCCTGGGACAGCCTTGCCGCTGCTATTGCAAATGATCTATTAGCACCAGATAGTCTACCGAGATTGCTTAAAAGATCAGCAGCAGCTTTTAGTTCTGCGTGTCTTTTTGCATGTTCGACTTGAAGTATTTTATTTTGAAGTTCAAGGTCTTTTTTAGCAAATTCATTCTTAGTAGCTAATCCTTGGGTAAATAATGCTTCGTTCTGTCCTAATTGTGTTTTTAACATTAACAACTTCTCATTAAAAGAAAGGACACCATCATCTTTTAAATAAGCATTTTGTTTTCCTAATAAATCAAGAGCATTTTCATCAGAAAGTATTTTTCTGCGCTGTTCTAGCGTCATATTGGTTTGACCAGCGGCGAAATTAGCAGCTTGCTCTAACTTCATAAATTCAGCTTCTGCTTCTGCCCATGACTTTGTCCATCGTTCTGCTATTGGTAAGTCAGCAAATTCCTTCCACTTCTCGAAGAATAATGGCCACCTGGCTAATGATTCCATTATAAAAACTTTCATTTCTGTCTGAAATTCTTTTAATGGTAGAGCAGTTTTCCCCAATCTTTCGTTCATATCGCTAATGCGATTTTCCATTTGCTCGATTTGACCAAGTGTAGTGGATGCTAGTTCTTGCGCTAATCCTTTAAAGTTCTTATCTAATTCTCCTATAAGAAATGCAAATTCTTCTGCTTCCCCTTTAGCTCGGGCCATTTGAACGCCAAGATTATCAACCAACACACCGCTACGAGAAAGGGCACCTACCTGGCCAGTGAACGCTTTACCTAGCTGTAAAGCAATACTAGTAAGGCCATCGCCACCGGTCCCCATGGCCGCTGCCATATCTAACATTCTCGGTGTAAGGGCGGCTATAGCGTCTTCATTTAGCTGGAATGTGGCCAACATAGCCTGACCGGCTATGATCTGTTCATCGCCAAAGGTGGTAACTTTTTGCAGGGCGGCAGCAAGGTTAATGAGTTTGTCCGCACCGTCTTTAGAAGCTGTAGATACGTTTCTGAGGGATGCTCTAAGCCTGGTTTCTGCTTCTACTTGCTTCTTATATGCCGCCACAGTCTTATTTACTGCTGCGATTAAGGCACCAAATGCGAATGTTGCTAGTAAGAGATCATTACGCAGTTTGGAAAATCCAGCTCTAAGTTTTGCTGTAGCTTTACCTGACTTATTGGCCCTTCCTACAAAAGTTCTTGTCTGTGCATTTAGTTTATCAAAATCTTTATTAGCTGCACTAAAACCCTTAGTCCTAATCTCTATAACAAATCTATTTGCCATTGTCTATCTCTCTTTTTCTTATTTCACAAGCAGTAAGTTCTTCATTAATTGTTGAAAGGATGACTGAACGATTGTAGGTCATGTCATCCAGTGAACTGGCTGGTGGAATGTTCAGCCTTTTGGCTGTGATATACTCATTAATATACATTTGTGATTCTTGATCGAGGAAGTATTGAGGATTGGCAAAAAGGGGGATATTGTAATAGAGATTCTGCCCTGGAGAGAATCTGCGTTTCTTATCTTCTGCCACCACTCTATCCACTTCTTTCCAGATCTCTTCCTCATTGTATTTGATTTTTTTATACAGGGTGGGGCTCTTTGCTGTATAGGGGAATGAGTGTTTTTTTACAGGGAATGGATGATCGTTGCCCCACCCGAAATAACTAAACCAGGTATTTATTCGTACGATTAGGTCTTTTTTTTACTAGGACCCTTATATTTCTGATATACATCAGACAAAACCTCATCTATATCATTGTCATCAAGATGGCTAAGTTCCTTTTCAGAATCCTTAAATGCGTATTCGCGCACCCACTCAAGAATATCAAAGAACTTTTCCTGGCTTACGTCACCATTAGAGGTAACGGTCTTAATTTCCAAACGATGCAGTTTCCTGCGGTCTGGAAACTTCATGTCACGGACGTTAAACTCGCCGTGAGCAGTCTTTACTATCATACTTACAACTTTCGGTTTTAGGTGATTCTATAATCTATTAGTGAGTCTGAGCCGTCAGCAGTTCCTTGGAAGGGAATTTCTATAAACACACCGTCTTCAGCGGCGTAATCTTTGTTAAATCCAGTTAGCTTTGCAGTTGGAATACCAATGTGGCAAGTTGCAGAGCCAATGGTTGCATGATCACCAAATACAATGGCAGTTGATGTACCTCTTTGCCAGTTGTCTAATAAACCGATACTGTTATCATCCATCTTCACCGTTATTGAGCCGGTAACGTCTATTAAACCGCCACGCATATATTCTTCTGGTTGACCAAATACTGTTGAACCAGACCCAGGGGATGCTTCAGTTAATGCTGCATTGCCGGTCCGCTTTGCTGGATTAGAAATAGTTACACTAAATGCTTTACATACAACAGCATTTCCACCGAGAGTTATTGCATCCATTTGAAATAGATCCAGGTTCCATCCCCCGGCTGATACTGCCGTTGCATTTACCGTAATTCCTGAGTTATCATAGATAATAGGACGGAATCCTGAGTACATAGTCCCGGAGGTGGTCAATTTCCCACCGTTAGTCCCGGCATCCCAGGCAAGAGTAATGTCCTGGACTATAGCACTATACATATATCTACCTTTATCTGCATCTGGTGATATGAGCTGCAAAGCCAAATCAAAACTACTTGCAGCATTGTAGTCATAAGTATTGGTAGACGCGGTGCCAACAATTTTTTCGTCTGCACTAGTATCTGCTTCCTCGGCTACACTTGTCATCAGAGCTTGAAATAATGCTTCATTCTCTGGTACATAATTGCTCCAGGACCAGGTATATTCACCACCGGCTGCATTTGTAGACGAATGTGCAGTTATATGATCTGTTGGACGTATAACCCTTTGCCCTGTTCTTTCCACAACTGCTGTATTGTACCCTGCCGAGAAATCTATATCATTAAATTCATCCAAGCGCATATAATACATTGTTCCACCAACGGTAGCTATTCCAAAATTAGAGGTGTGTAATCCTACAGCAGCCTTAAATTGTTTCCCCGAATATGTAGCCATTATTTATCCCCTTTTTCTTTTGCATCTACTAACATTTTTTGTTTCACAAATGGTTCTGCAACTGAACTTTCCAATTCTACAGATTTACCATTACTTAATTTTATATGATTTTCTTCACCAATGCCGCTAAATCCATCCATAGCATTGTTCCAATAGTCCTTAGTTGCTTTATATTTTTTCATTATTCTGTTACCGTGCAGTTAAATTGTAATACAGCATTATCTTCATTGTATATAACCGACTCAATCCGGCCATCGTGCCATTTATAGGTACTGCTCGGACTGTAAGCTGTATTGTTTTGAATTAATCTTTTCATTTTTTCAGCAATTTCTGTTACTTGCTCAATGCTCTTTTTTGAGTGACTGCCACTAGGCAGGAATTGATAGCTAATATTAATAGCATAATCTCGCGCCTGACCGTTAGATAAAAACCCAATCAGCGTATTCTCCAGCGGTGTTATCAAAAAACTTTGATTACCCTTATGTTCATCATAACGCAATGGTATCTTAAATTCATCACTGATAATAGTATGCAATGAATCAATAACATTATCGTAAGTTGTATTCGTATATGTTATTGCCATCTCTATTTATATTTAATTGGGTGACACCTCTCTGGATATACAATTAAATTGCATTTCCGAAAGTAGAGCTTCTTCGTCCCTGGTAGTGATAATGGATTCTATCCGACCATTGTACCAGTTATTCTCATAACGAATATTGTTAAAAATTAACTTTTTCACGCGCTCGTAAGTCTCTGACGCTTGTTTTATATGATTACGATTAAATTTTCCCCCGGAGAGTAATTTATGTTCAATCATAATAACATACTCTCGATCCTGGCCATTGTTGAAGATCTGTTCCAGGTTATCTTCCAATGGCTTAATCAGAAAACTCTGATTACCATGATGTTCGTCAAAGTAAATTGGGACATAGAATTCATTAGCTAATAGTGCATGTAGCTTTTGAATAACACGAGAATAGATAACATTCTCAAACCTATCAAAAGATGGTGGCCATACATAACCTTCCAGATTCCAGAAGGTGGTAATATCTTCCCATTTTAATTTTTCTATTCCGTATAAGGCCATTATCTATAAATCTGTGCTGACTTCACACTACCGATTGGAATATCGGATGATTGAAAGATCACACTCCAGGTATCTGACGCGGTATATACACCTTCAGAAAACCTTATTTTTGCTCCGTAAGCGAGAGTCTGATAGCTGCCATCGACTTGCTGCGCTGACAACTCTGTATTCATACCTATACCACTGTCATTTTTGGTCTTTACTGTATAATAAACTGGACTAGTAGTCCCGGCCACAAAAGTACCGCCGGTCGAAATGGACACCCGAACGTCATCCCAGTCTACACCGGGCGGTCCAATGAGTTTCACATCTTCAATGACCCCGGTAGTGTTTGCATTAACACTCACATCCTGTATTACACCGCCTTCTGTTCGCCAGGAAGTCTCATTCCATAGAACATACTCTTTTCTCCGCAACCGGTCCAGTAGACCATCACCTTCTGGATTGGTGATTCGGGATTCAATATCTTCTGCTTTTTCGGGATCATAACTTCTAATTAAGTCCGCAACGGCCAGTGCAGCATTACAGCGCACCAATATCCAGTCATAGTTCCTTTCACTGGCCCCCTGGGCCTGGGACCGCTTGCGTTTGTAGACCGGCCTATTTAAAAATGATCGAATTCTGTCTGCCTGTTCCTTGCATACAGTGCCCTTTAGATCATCCCAGTCCTGGCCAGCTTCAAATACTATAGAATTCAGTGCAGAAGCGGAGCTTGATGCTAGGTAGAACTGGATACTGTCAGTTGCTTCCTGGTATCTCCAGCCATTGTCTCCTGCCGGTTTTGATCCTGCTTCCGTACCGAGATCCTGACCGTCCTTGAATAAAACGCTACAAAATCCTGAGTTGTTTAATTGGTATAGGTTAGCAGTTCCTTCTGCTACCCAATTCGGGGTAAGTACGCGCTTGCGATCATAACTGTCGATTGTACTTAAAATAGCCTGGAGATCGGTGCTGTTATTGCAAAATGCTTCGTATCTACTGCTCATGCTTGTGCCGTTTCTTTAAATTCAATTTGTTCATACTCTATAATCTCAGGACATTCCATGCGCTGGATTATCGTTAAAATGTTTTTTACATCTGGATCTTGCGCTTTGGCCAAGACCTTTAATTGGTCCAAATCATCAAAAAACTTTATAATATCTGCCACTGCGACTACCATCTATATATACCCATATCGTTTACTTTATCAGTTCCAGCCAATGTTCGTGTGTAGCCTTGCCTTGTTCAGTGTTGTAATACTTTTTATAATAGAGCCATTGCTCGTCTAAAGTCTTCGGCAATGGTTTAGGCACCCGACGGTAGTGTAACCTACAAAAAGCGATCATGGCTGCAATATTGGTTTCCAATATCCAGGCCCAGTCATCTTCCTTTGGATCTGTGAAATATGAAAGTTTCACGCAACATGCATTAGCTACCTTTTTCATTAGATCCGGGCGATAAGAAAGATAGTTGGTTATGCAATCTACCGAAACCCAGGATTCGCATTGGCCAAGTCCAACAGCGGGACCTTTTATCTGACGAATATATTCTAACCGACTCTCGACTTTCATGGTCTTTAGGACCAGATCAGCCGCATCCTTGGAATAGAGATCTATCTTTTCAAGAACTCTATCAATTAAATCTTTTAATTGTTTCTCATTCATTTATTGTCGGATCTAAGACCGCGTACAAATTCAGAGATACCATTGGAGACAATATTGTCGATTGCATCCACTACCCAAGGTTCGATTGTGGAATTCCATACTTTCTTCGTTATTTTCCACTTGGCCAGTCCTAGCGTACACGCTACACCGGCACCGTACATTACCAAGCCAAACTTGGCTTTAATTTTATCATTAGGAATTCTTTTTAAGATCCAGGCTATGCCTACTGCGGCTGCACCGCCAGCGGCGTACTGTGCTGCCTGGACACCTATTTTTGCTACTATCCATTCTACCATGTTTACCCCTTAGTAAATAAATATCCGAACAAAGCCGAAAAGACTACTGAAATCATTGCGCCTATTGCCTTGAATCCCGACATGGAACTTTCCAGTTCTCTCACTCTACCATTCTGCTCTTTTAGCATTACCTTCACTTCTTCGAGTGATTCCTTGACATAGTGCATGTCAGAACTTTGCTTGGCGTTCATTAGCGTCAACTCTTCAAGACGAGATTGGACTATTTCCCTATAGTTGTCAACTTCTTTTTTGTTCATGTTTGCCGTTTACAAGTTTCTTTTTAATAATTAATGCTTTTAACTGCGAGTTTCTAATAATCATCTTGGCCCTGCCACCGTCTAATAAATCACCATGAAATATGGTCTTGAAGATAGTCATGCGTATTACGCGCCATCTGCGTTCGTCCGGGCCAAGTAAAAGGTTATCGTCGAGATTGACATCGTTCCCTTTGAGCATCATTAAGCCACTGAGGAATTCTTCGATAAATCCCCTGGCGAGCCACAATGCTGCTAGTCCAATTAGGTACCATGTTGCTTCTCCAAGTATGTCTTTAATGAAGTCTTCATTCACATGTCCACCTTTCGATTGAATAGCTTTTTCACTTCTTCTTCTTTTTCCAGCTTAGAGGATTCAGATTAAATTCCTTCTGATACCACTTGATCTGTTCTTCCATCTCTAGGTATCTGATTTCTTCATCCTCTATATGCTTTTCAACCAATTCATTGATCTTTAAGTTTGCTTCCTCCATTTTCGATTCAAGAGTAACAACCTTATTCTCAAATTTGGCATAATACCAGATTGCACCTACTACGACACCTATTACAGCTAATAGAATGTCCCATCCGAATGGCAAATGAATACCATTCTTATCTGCCATTTAAATAACTATCACGCTTCAACTATTTCAGCTTCCTCTGGCTCCGGTTCTCTTAGAGCTTTGTCCAGGTCACTATCAAAACTTCTCTTACTAGCGAGCAGTTCTTCATGGTTATAAACAGAATTTTCCAACTTTCTGTTAATATTCACAATATGACTGTAAGCCTTGTAGGCTTCGGGGTTTTCTCTAAGCTCCGCATCTGTGTACTCTTTACCGTCATGGTTAAGTACAATGGGGTCTTTTTGTTTTTTTGCCATTGTTCACTCCTTTGGTTATGTGTTAAACTTTTTTGAAATCTGCGATAGCTGCTGCAAGTCCATCACTCTGAGCTTTGGCTCTCGCCTGCTCATCATCGTAACGCTTTTTCTCACTCTCTAATTCTGATAGTGAGTATTCACTTTTGCTATCATCCTGAGCTTCACCAGATTCAGCATCCCATCGTTTCTGACTGAGGGCAACGTATTCACGTTCCTCTTTGGCTTCAGCACGAACTTTAACATCTCCGACCTTTGCATGATCTGGAATATCGTCACCTTTTTTATACTTCACTTCAGCTACTGCTTCTCGCATGACCTGTTTCTCTTTTCCAAAAGAAACTTTACTGCCAGATTTCAACGAACTGTATTTTGACCAATCCATTTTATTTCCTTTATTTTACAAAGTACATTTCTACTGTATCAGAAACGTCTTTCATTTTAATCCAATTTCCTGTTGGCTGTCCTTTGGTGATTGGAATCTGTCCCAGTAAACCAATTATATGCCATTCATCTCTATCTTCTCTTGGCTTATATTCTTTTGTATCATCATAGTCAGGGTTCAGTTTTCGTCTTTTTCCATCATCCCATGCGACAAGATTATCTTGGTCAACATTAGGGTCAGTTTCAAGAATGTATCTATCAAAATCATCTGTTAGATATTTATCTGTCCAACGATTCCAAGCTGTATTTCCTACTGTCATTGAAGCCTTGTTATCCACCTTTTTAGGTCTTACTACCCCAATAGGCGTATCGCCTTCAGAGCAGGCTACAACTTTATCACCATCAAGTTTAACAGTTGTACCAATCGCTATAACCTCACCATCTTTACTTTCAAAAAATTCAGCATAATCAGCACCACTACCAGTAAAACTTCCGTCAGCAGTTACATCACCATCGCCAGCAACTTTAAATTCTATATCAGCACCATCTCCAGAATGAGCAACGTAAAAATTATAAGCAGTGTTTGCCGCACGAACAACATTATTTATTATAGAGCCATATATACCACCAGCGGCATAGGAAGCATGGTTGGCTGAAGCCTGAAGTGCCGCCCTCTCCGAGCCATACCCATTAACTGATAATGCTTGGTCATATTGTCCATTTGCCGCAGAAGCACCTATTACTACCCGTCCATCATCTTCCACTGTAATAACATCTGCTGTAGTCGCAGAACCAATCGAACCACCATCTCCGAGTCTTACGTCTTCGCAGTGAACTATAGCACCCTTATCCTGTGCCATATACACTGCGGTAACAGAAGCATTACCAAGTGTTACTGAGTTGTCTGCTTGTCCGTTTGCACCATATCCTATCGCTACTTGATTAGTACCACCTACCGCAGATGTGGCTGCACCAGAACCAAGTAAGACATTATTAGTTCCACCCGCAAGAGTTTCACCAGCTTGGTATCCCACCAATACATTATCATCGCCAGTAGTAACGGCAGTGCCAGCACTATGTCCTATGGCTACATTTTGATTTGAAACATTTGAAGAAGCTCCTGCCAAATCGAGAGCATAACTTCCAATTGCGATGTTTTTATCATTCCCATCAGTGGTAGCCATGGCACCCAAAGCATCATAACCAATAGCAATATTATGATCGCCCTGCGTTAACGCATTAGCCGCACCATAACCAATAGCCACATTACCAGCTCCACTTGTGAGGTCTCCGAGAGCATCATATCCCACAGCAACGCTTCCAGAAGCAGTCGATTCTAAAGTACCATCACCCATTGCAAATTTTCCTACTGCAACACAATTATCAACATTATTAGTTTGGAAATCTCCAGACATTGACGCATAACCAATAGCTACATTGCCATCAGCAGTAGTGGTTGCCCTATATAATGTGCCATAACCTATAGCAATATTTTGATTTCCAGCCGTGAGATTTTGAAGTGCGATTGATCCAACCGCTACGTTATAATTCCCTTCAGTAATTGAGAGACCAGCATTATGACCAATACCTACATTTTCATAGCCTCCAATTATACCGCCCAAAGCATAACTACCAACCGCTATATTTCGATAAGCATCATTCATATTAGCATCTAAGGCAAAATTACCAATCGCTACATTATCATCACAATTAGCAGATGCCCATGCTCCACCTAAAGCATCAGTACCAATGGCTATATTTCGATTTCCAGCATCATCATCTAAAGTTTGATCCATTGCACCGTTTCCGATTGCAATATTTTGAACACCAGTAGCATGATATTGAAGTGTATGATGCCCTATTCCGATATTACCACCACCACTTGTGAGCGATGCAAGAGAATTTGAACCGATTGCTACAATCTCACCAACCGCTAAAGAGCCACCTCCCAAAGCATTAGCACCAACCGCTATATTGTCACTTTCAGCATCAAAAGCGTCTCCAGCTCCATACCCTATACAAACATTGTTATCTCCTGTTGAGACAGCTTTACCAGCATCCTCACCTATCAGTACATTATAATTTCCACCACTGGCAAGAGCCACTCCAGCATCCTTACCATATATAGCATTTGATGTACCACCATCACCTGTGTGATAAACTGAACCACCACTTCCAACTGTAAATTTAATATCATTACCAGATGTTATTGTTAAATCAGTTCCATCACCCGATAGATATTCACCACCGTTGTCATCATACAAATATATTTTATCTACAACAACTAAATCGCCATCAGCCACCTTTAGAGATTGTGCTCCATCAGTTCCTGTTATTATTAAACACTCCTCAGAAGCATCCCATGTAAAATTATCTCCAGCAGTGCCACTGTAAAATATTACATCCGTTCCGCTTCCATCAGCACCGACAGTTACAGTACCGCTTAGTTGTGCATTTCCAGATACATCAATAGTACCATTTACATCTATTGCGGTAGCGGTTAAGTCAATTTCATCTCCACCAACTATACTAAGAATAGCACCATTGCTTGAAATATATTCGCCGCCTGAGTCATAAAAATATAATTTATTTGCACCACTGATTTTTACATCTCCAGCAACTTCGAGAACTTCGTCAGGATCAGTAACATTTATTCCTACGTTTCCTGTACTGGTAATTCGCATTTTTTCTGTTGGAGCGGAATCATCACCAGCAGTATAAAAAGACATTGCCGCTGCGGAATCCGCATCACCTTCCGCTTCCCTGACAACTGCAATAGTACCTCCATGATCTGAGCCACCAGTTTCTCCAACATAAAAAGTAAGGGCAGGACCATGCCCAGCACTCATATCAACGCCCTCATCTTTCTGTTCTAGTCTTAGTAATTCATCTGGGGTGTGCTTTTGTGAAGTAGCCGCTGAATATACATGAAGCGGTGCTTCTCCTGCCGCTCCTACACCGACGTATGATGATGAAAGATATAGAATTGAACTAGTACCTTCTCCATCTGATACGGTCCTACCAGTTCCATCTATACCGCTGTTAGAATTGCTTACTTGTAGTAAGTCTTTATATGTTGAAGCAATCGAGTTACCCGTTAATGCAGCCATTTCAATCTCCTTTCCATGAGATCAGATTGCACGGCTTTCCGTGCGGTTTTAATATTAATCAATGAAGTTCCACTTGCGGTCTTCATCTTCAAATTTTGTTAAAATAGTAGACCAGCTATTATGAATCATATATTCCGGCATCATAGCTGACAATCCTTCGGTAGTCTCACCAACCATATCGGCAAAAGTCAATTTTATCGCCTGGTTGATAGTTGCAGAAGTTCCACCTTGGTCCACGGCCCATGCTTTGAGCATTTTACCTAGACTACCAGAATGACCAAGAGCTTCCAGTCCAGCGCGCATAGCATCATTAAGACTTTTAGCAGTGGAAGTGCCGGCCACATCGAGCCAGTATTCCTTCCACAGATCATTTATATTGCGCTTGGACCCAATAGCCATTTATTAATCTTCCTTCTTCTTCTTCTTTGCCTTTGGTTTTGGCTTAATAGCCTTTCCATCGGCATCACATTCAATAAATCTATCCTCAAAAGACTCAATATCATGGGATCTGGAATCATACTCGATAATCTTATCAGTATTGCCAATCTTGAATTTGTCTTTCGGCTTTTTAAAGTATCTCATCACTTTCTCCTGTTAGGGTGCCCAGGGGGAAATACATCCCCCTGGGACTATTCAATCAGATTATGATACGTCTGTCAGCATGTAAACGCCGAAGGTATCTTGCACTTCGATCACACCGCACTTTAGAGATACGACGTATTCTGTGTGCTGATACGAAGCATCGCGCTGTGTCTCAACATTAATAAGACCAGCAGATGAAATACCAAGACCAAGAGCGTTCTTAGAGAACATTCCAGCAGGACAGTCATTATTTCCGTCCTCTGAGACTTCCTGCGAGTAGTAAATATCTACTCCCCCTAATCGTCCCACATAGCCATTAGAAAGCATTTCAGCAGAAACTGGGTTGTCAGCAAAAGTACCAGAAGATGTTGCAATCAACAATCCTTGGATTCCTTTTGCCCCCCAAATTTGTTTGCTGTTTCCGACATAGCTAAATGGCATTGGGGCCCCGGCAGCGTGAAGCTGGCGAGCCGCGTCAAAAAAGAAGTCCAAAGTCAAAGCATTACCGGCAGAACCGGAAGTTTGACTAAAGCCAGCGATTAGATCTGTAAGTAGATCATCGACTTTCAGAGCAGCGGCATGTCCTAAGTTATCTGCCACATTACCGGTCAGATCATAGGGTGCGCCCAAAATTGCCAAATCGGTCAGGTCAGAACGTACAACGTAGTTTGCGATGATACATTCATGTGCGCCGGTGGCTACTGCGATTGAAGATCTTTCACTACCTTCAGAAAGAGAAGTAACATCCGAAGATGCTTTTGCTGTCATGTCCACAAAAGTTACCGATGCAGCACCTGGAGGTGCTACCGCAGAATTTACAAGCGGAGCCATGACATTAGATTTAGTAAACGCCATTATTACGTCTGGTAAAATATGGTCAGACGCTGATACCGAATAATTGGCAAATGACGATTTTTGTGTTACAGCCATTTCTTAATTCCTTTATTCATAAGATTTTTTTAATGTTCCAGGACCAAAGCCTGAGAAGCATCCAATCGTTTTAGACTTTTTGCCTTTTTGCATGCGCTCAATATTTTCCTGAGTAGCATCTACGAAATCAACAGCAGTTATATGCTTGCCGTCGCGCGTTGCCACTGGCAACCCATCTGGACCGGGGTCCATTCTAAGACGGTCTTCGGGATCGTGATCGACCCCTAGGACTATATCTTTTTTTCCGTCAACTATCGCCACTTGGATTAAATATGTTTCCGAACTTGCTTTTTAAGCCAGTTCCTTCTTTAGCTTTTGCATATCCGACTGGATCATTCGTTACCCATTCCAGGGCAGACGAATAACCTCCTGTTGTTGAACTTTTAGCAACACTTTCATCGGTCCGAACATCTTTTAAATTATATCGCTTAGAAAACTTGAGAAGTTTGTCCGTAGACATATCTTCTGCGAATTCGCGATCTTCTTCAGGTACTGATTCCAAAGCGTCAGCTCGCAACGACTTTTCCAGACCTTCGCCGTATTCGACTTTTGCCTTTAGTGCAGCAGTTTCTTTTTTTTGATCTTCAAAAAGAGTTCTGTAGTCCTCTTTTTCAACAAGCTGCTGATCCTTAATCGCTTTAAGCTGATCTTGTAGTTTTACTACTTTAGATTCAGATTCCTGCGCCCTGGTTCTATATTTCTTGCTTTCCGCTATAAGAGAGCCGTAGTCGGGCGATTCCACACTTTTCTCTTCTTGCTGCTCCACTGCAATCGGTTCTTGAGCTTTCTGCTCGACCACACCTTGATCCTGTTCATTAGACATAATATCCTCACATCCTTATAATGTTTACGACGTAACCTTTACCCGTAAAAACATCTTTAAAGTTCTGTGCAATCTTTCCTGCGATTGCAGCACCAACTTTATCTTTTACCTTGATTGGCAAGGGGTTTTCCTTATCGGAAACAATTCTTTTTTTCCTGGTATTAGTATTTTTACCATAATGACCGGTTTGATTGCCGGTTAATTTTTGTGCTTGCCTGGAATCTGTAATTCCATACATAAAACCTGAGTTTGATGCCTTAATAAATTTAAAAGAGTCCATCATTTGCCCAGTTAAAGTCAAATTCGGTGGATTTATCTGAGTAGATCTCTGTGATTGACCCTTTTTAACAGCTTTCCCCTGTGACTTGCGTCTTTTATAACTATTTGTATATTGAACAAACGGTTTATTGGTACGAGCGTTTATGCCATCCACCTGGACCACAGTCCGGTGCTGTACTACCGTTTTTTTGCCAAGTTTGTCAAAGAATTCCCTGTCAAACTTGACTATTTTCTTAAAGTCGGGAACTATCATCTGCTATCATAATACTGTTGAAAGGTGACAGGATGTTTCCAGTTCTTCTTATCTTTCTGGTCTTTATACCAATCACTTGCGTCTTTTCTGTTTTTGTCACTCTGTTTTTGATCAAATGCTTTACCCCAATGATGTCTACAATTTGGGCCACCGCCTTCATCGAAAGCACCGGGATACTGTTGGTCGATTTCTCTTAAAGTCAAATCTGGACTCGCCAGCATTACTCTACATATCGCGCGCGTCTTCCCATCTAATGGCCCAATATATTGATATAACTCACTGTCCGGTGCATTATCTGCCATCACCCCTACGACACTGCGGTTGAACTTGGCCATACCCGATGTTATAAAAGTTTCAATGTTCTTGGATTGAGTCAACGGGTCGCGCAGGATCATGGACCTAATTTCATTTATTGATCTGCCAGATGACAAACCCTGGGATGTGGCCAGTCTAATACGTTCACCAAATTGGACTGTAAAACTCTCCAGTGCTTCACGTTGCATAAATTCTAAGGCCGCTAGTTGGCCCTCAGTCATTGGCGCAAAGGCAACCATGTCATCCAATATTGCCCCAAGTCTTGATATATAAGCATTTACAGCACTCTCCATATTGAGTGTAGTGAGCCAGTAATCTACCATGCTTAAAGCAGCAAGGGCGGCTAGAACTTCTTCTAAGTCAAAACCTTCTTCTTCCAGTTCGTCTACATCGGTCAGGAAGTCATCCAGCGATACTTCAAACTGATTGTTGTAGTCAGCAAACGCTGAATCAATAGTATCTTCTAATGGCACTAGCTACCCTGTAGTCTTTGCAGTAACCGGTTTTGTGGCGGCTTAACTTGTTCTTCCCTTTCCTGTTCCCACTTGGCGCGGTCTTCTTCAGAAGCATCTGGATTCATATAGTCAAACCAGGAAGACGGAGTAGCAAGACCTCGGTCGAATTTCCAATTCCAATAATTTATTTCCTGGTCCACGCTCATGGGATAATCTGGCTCTAGGAAGTCAACGCGGTAGTTATCTTTAATTCTTGCGTTGGTTTTTGCTTCTATAATAGCCTTATCTATCTTAAAGCGTCGCTTTTCAAATGGCCGCCAGATGTCTTCTGTGGAAGCAGTCCTCTCATCGTAATTTTCATACTCCATTAACTTAAGACTTTCCGCAGACGGCGCATTTCCGTGTGTATCTGCAAACTTAATTCTAATATGATTATTGTTTAACGTAGCTTCTACCAGGAATCTGGTAGCATCAATAATATCTGTTAATGAGCCGGATGGTGCGGTGACTCCGAAGTTGCTACCCTCGGGCAAATATAATATCCGATCGACTCCGACTTCGATACGACTAGCATCATCTACACCGGTGATAAACTTGATTCCGATTGCCCCAAAGCGGATGGCGAGAG